GCTCGAGGATGGGCGGGTGATGATTCGCGCGCAGATCTGGACGCCGCGCCCTGGACAGAATGTCGACCTAACGGAGATCGAAGATTACGTCCGCCGCGTGAATGATGACTATCACCTCGCCGGCGTGTTCTACGATCCGCGCTTCTTCGAGCGGTCCGCGCAGGTCCTCGACGCGGAAGGTATCCCGGTCGTGACGATGCCGCAGAACTCGGCGACGATGGCGGACGCCTATCAGGCGTTCTATTCAATGCTCGGCGAGGGCAAGATCGTCCACGCTGGCGACGATCCTGACGGACTGACAGCTCACTGCCTATCGGCCGCCGCCGTGATGACGGACCGCGGTTGGAAGGTGTCGAAGATCCGTCAGCGGCAGCGAATCGACGCCCTAGTTGCCGGGGTTATGGCTGTGTATGGTGGAGTCGTGCAGTCTGAGACGATGATCGCGCCAGGGTTCTTTAGCGTATGAATAGGGCGGCTATCATATTGGCAATGGAAGTCATTGGCGCGGCGGCTGTCAGCGTTGGCGCGGGACTCATCTTCCCGCCCGCTGGCATCATCGCGGCAGGGATTTTCCTCCTAGTGTTCGCCATTGCCGTCGAGAGGTCGCGTGCTCAGTAGAATCTTCAATCCGAGCGTCGACTCCGGCGAGGAGCGCGCGCTGAGTTTCCAGACGATCTTCGGCTCCGGCGGCGACCTGATGGTCACGACCGCGTCGGGCGTGACGATGAATCAGGATGAGGCGCTGAAGCTCGGCACCGTCTACGCCTGCGTCCGCCTGATCGCCGATAGCATCTCGACGCTGCCGGTCGATACGTACATTCGCCGCGACGGTACGCGCACGCCGTTCCGTCCGCGCCCCGAGTGGCTCGACACTCCCGAGATCGGCGTCTCCAGGACGGAGCATTTCCAGCAGGTACTCGTCAGCCTGCTCCTGAATGGCAACTCGTTTACGCGGATCCTGCGCGACGATCAGGGCATCGCCGGCCTGATCGTGCTGAATCCTCGCAACGTCGAGGTTCGCCTGAACCGCGTGACGCGGCGCCCCGAGTTCGTCTATGACAATCGCGACGTCATCGCGTCAGAGGACATGATCCACATCACGGAGCTGCGCCTGCCGGGCGAGCTGCGCGGCCGGTCCAGGATCGACATGGTCAAGGAAACGCTCGGCCTGTCGAAGGCGCTCGACACGTTCGCGCAGTTGTTCTTCGGTCAGGGATCGCAGGTCGGCGGCATTATCGAATACCCTGGCGCGCTGACGCGCGAGCAGGCGAAGGATCTCGCCGATTCCTTCGAGCTCCAGCACAAGAGTGTGCGCCGGTCGCACCGGCCGGGTGTCCTGTTCGGCGGGGCGAAGTTCACGAAGACGAGCGTCGAGCCGAATGAGGCGCAGATGCTGGAGTCGCGGCAGTTCGCTGTCGAGGAGATCGCACGCACGTTCCGTTGCCCGCCGAGCATGATCGGCGTCACGACGCCGGGCGCGATGTCGTACGCCTCGGTCGAGCAGAACGGCATCCAGTTCGTCCAGCACACGCTCCGCCCGTACATCGTCAAGATCGAGGACGCCTACTCGACGCTCCTACCGGGCGTCGCCTTCCTGAAGTTCAACGTCGACGCCCTCCAGCGTGGCGACCAGGCAAGCCGATACGCGGCGCACGCCTCGGCACTCGTCAACGGATGGTCATCCATCAACGATATCCGCCGCATCGAGGACATGCCGCCCGTCGATGGCGGCGACGTCTACCGCGTCCCTCTCGCGAACGTCGACCTGGACGCTGCGAACCTGACGGAGCTCGAGAAGAAGTCGGGCATCGTTCAGCGCCTCGTCTTCTCCGGCTTTGATCCCGCTTCGATCCTTGCCGCGCTCGACCTGCCCGCGATTCCGCATACGGGTCTTCCGACGACGCAACTCCAGCCGATCAGTCAGATCGATCCCGAGAATCCGAAGGCGGCCTACCCGGTCGACGGTGACGCATAGTGGCTATCAGCCAGACGGTCTACACGCTCGGCACGGCGCTCGCGCAGATCCTCGCGCCGAGCACGGACGCGCAGCGCGTCACGATCCAGAACCTCGAGCCGGACCCGGTCGATGGCGGTTACTCTCGCGCCGGCCTCGCGTTTGAGATGTCGCGGGTCTTCACGATCGCATCCGGCGGCACGGCGAGTTTCTCAATGGTCACGCCGCCTGGCGGTGTTCAGTTCATCTCCTACCAGATCGTCTCGACGGGCGCCGAGGTGACGGCGACTCTGATCGAGGGCGGAACGGTCACGTCGGCTGGGACTCCGATCGCGTCTTACAACTTGAATCGCCAATCGCCGACGACGGCTCAGGCCGTGCTCGACTCGGCGACGAGCGTGACGGGGGGCACTGTCGTCGCGACGGAACTCGTCACGTCCGCGCACAAGGTGTCTGGTTCTGCGGATTCGGAGAAGATCTACACGCTGAAGGGGTCCAGCACGTACGCGATGCGATTCGTGAATGGTGGCAATCAGGAGACGAAGGTCTTCTTCGATCTCGTCTGGTCCGAGGACTTCAACGGTCAGCACGAAGTGTGGTTCGGCGCGAACGGGTCGGCGTACCGGCTTCGTGCGGGTCAGACGATTCAGCTCACGATGGACGCTGGCGAGTCGATTGCGGCTCTCGCTGGCGGGACCGCTGTCCAGGTCGCAGTCATCCGACAGGATTAGCCGATGCCGTATTTCATTACGGACACGAGCCCGGACTGCGACGGGTGGGCGACGATCAAGGACGACGGCGAGGTGATCGGTTGCCACGAGACGAAGCAGGCGGCGATCGATCAGATGGTCGCGGTCAGCATTGCCGAGGGCATGGAGCCCGGCGGCGAGCGCAACCTCGACGGCCCGCCCGCGATCATCGTCGACATCGACGGCACGCTTCTGACCTTTGATGGTGATCCGATCGCGAACGTCGTGGAGTTCGTCGACGAGTACGAGGGCGAGGTCATCATCGTCACGGCTCGCATCGAGGATGATCGCGCGATGACTATCGCCGAACTCGAGGCGGCGGACGTTGATTGGGACCAGCTCTTTATGAAGCCGAACGCGGATGCGGATTCGCTCGCTTTCAAGTCGGAGACGGTGAAGGATCTCCTCGACGTTTACAACATCGAACTAGCGATCGAGAACGACGAGGACATTCGCGCCGAGTACGCGCGGATCGGCATCACGACGCTGACGCCTGACGCCGTCGATCCGGCAGAACTGCCGGAGATGGTCGAGCGGCAGGTCAATCCGCAGTCAACGCCGGCGCCCGCCGAGGATCAGATCGAAGGTTCGGACGAGAATGAGCCCGGGTCGGCGAGTGGTCCAGGCGGCGATATCGAGTTGAGTGCGCGAACGGAGACGGCGCTTCGCAATAAGGCGACGGACCATAACGAGCGGATGCTCGAGGAGGACCGGCCGGATTGGACGCGGACGACGTTCGGCCAGCTCGCCGCCGTGTATCGTCGCGGCGCTGGCGCGTACTCGACGAGTCACCGCCCCGGCGTGTCGCGTGGAGCGTGGGCGATGGCTCGCGTGAATGCTTTCTTGTATTTGCTCCGCACGGGCGCGCCCGAGGATGCGAACTATGTGACGGATAATGATCTCCTGCCGGAGGATCATCCGAAGTCGACGCGCGGCGAGGATCGCCAGGTCGACCTCACGCTGCCGCAATACATCCGCGACGCTGCCGCGCGCGGCCTCGAGTTGCGCGCCGAAGGCTATGGTGGCGACGGCCTCGTCGAGCGCACGATCCGCGAGGCTCGCCTGATGGCGGCCGGCGAGGTGTCAGAGGACAAGGTCGTGCGCGTTGCCGCCTGGGCGGCTCGGCATCTCGTGGATCTTGACGCGCCGCAGAACTCTGACGCGGACGCGGACGGCTGGCCGGGCAACGGCGCCGTCGCGTTCTACCTTTGGGGCATCGATCCGCTGGATCCGCAGCCGGCGATCGAATGGTTCAATCGGAAGCGCGACCAGATTGCCGCCGAGGAGGAGGAGCAGGATCGGCGATGGTATCCGGGGATCTCCGTTCGCGAGCGCCCCGGTGCTACCCTGTTTCGTATGGAGAACGGGGTCGAGCAGCGTCGCGTCACGGTCAACGAGTTCGAGATTCGGAACGCGACGGAGGGCAACGGTATGACGTTCGTCGGCCTGGCGGCCGCGTTCAACTCGCCGAGCCAGCCGCTTCCGTTCATCGAGCGTATCGCGCCGGGCGCGTTCGCGCGTTCGCTGCGCTCGCGTAACGAGATCAAGCTCTTCGTCAATCACGACACTTCGCGTGTCCTCGCCTCGAAGCGCGCCGGAACGCTCCGCCTGTCGGAGTCGCAGCGCGGCCTCGAGGTCGAGGCAGACCTGCCCGACACGACGGATGGCCGCGACATGGCAGTCCTGCTCAAGCGCGGCGACATCGACTCGATGTCCTTCGGCTTTAGCGTCCCAAAGGGCGGCGACTCGTGGAGCGATGACGGGCAGGAGCGCGAACTGCG